CTCTTCTACGACCCCGGCAGCAGTCTTCTTGCCGATGCCGGGGATACGGCCCCACTCCTCCTTGGGAGCCAGAACCATGGCCACGATGGGCGGGGTGCCCTGCTCGGAGCCGAGCGCTCGGAAATGCTTCTCGACCGCGTGGGCGCGTTTCCAGCCGATGCCTTTCAGCTGCGCCGCGATGCGGCACTCGACCGAGGCGGGCAGCAGCACCGGCTGGCCGCTGATATCGAAGCCCTCCGCGGAGTGGTGCTCGTCCCACTCCTTATCGGTCCACCAGTGGTGCAGATCCTGGACCACGCGCGAGGTCTCGATGCGGTCGAAGGTCTTGCGCACTTTGACGTTGAACTTCATCTCCATGGTGGTCAGAAACCCATCGAGATCGCGGTGCATCCAGCGCTTGGAGCCGTAGTTGGCGTCGGTCCAGCTGCCGCGGAAGGGGATCTGCAGGAGACCGGTCTGCTTCTCGGGGCGATAACGGCCCTCGAGGATGAGGTAGACGACGTGGTAGTCGCGCAGCAGGCCGGGCAGCTGGTGGCCGACGAAGCGCCCGGTGATGATCGAGTTCAACATGTCGGCGAGAGCCTTCACTTCGATGCCGATATGCAAGGGACCGTCGGGCCCGTGGCCGAGGAACATGGCGTCGCCGAACTGCAGCCGGGCGAGCTGGGCGAGCTGCGGGGGGAGATAGCGCATCATCTCCTTCGAGCCCACCCGGTCATCGATGAAGATCATGACGCCGTCTCCACCACCGTAGTTGACGATTGGCGCGGCAGCGCTTGCAGTACTTGTAGACCTTGCCGTCGCGGGCCGCGTAGACGTAGACGTTCTCCGAGATGCGCGGGTGGCCGCACGGGAACGCGGGCACGGTCTCGAAGTCCATGACGACGAGGTCCGCCACCTCGCACACCTCGAGCTTGGCGATCAGATTCATGACCATTCCGCGAGGTCGGTGCCCGGGAACACGTCGGTGGCGAGGCACGGGAACGAGTTGGTGCGCATGTCGCCGACTTGGGCGTAGACCCGATGGGTGAGTATCGGGTTCTGGGTGCACTTGAGCACCTTGACCTGGAACCCGGCATCGTCGGGATCGAAGAAGGTCTGCACCATCACCTGAACCGCAAAACCCAGGTCGCTGAATCCGGCGCGTTCCTTGCGGCCCGTGCGCTTGCCCTTCTCTTTGGTGGGGTCCTTCGGGTCGGGCACGTTGACCCACTCGTCCTTGAGCCGGTGGATCAGGATCAGGTTGGTGTCGGAGTCGAACGCCGCCCGGATCGCGTTGCGGAAGCCGTTGTTCACCTGGACGTAGTGGTGGGGCATGATGTTGGTGAGGCGACCGAACGCGGCGAGCCGCACCTGCTCCCACACTTCGGTGGCGGTGTCCCAGATCACGGTGCGGATGGTCTTCGATTCCAGGCACGCCGCGTAGTCGAGCCAGAACCGCTTCATCATGGTCTCGGCCTTGGTCTGGGCGTCGCGGTCGTTGGGGTCGACCACGTCGTACTCGCGCATATAGATCCGCTTCTTCCTGGCGTACTTGGCGAGCGTGACCTCGGTGTTGAGGTCGAACTTGAAGAACGCAATCGGGCCCGGCGCGGTCAGGGCGAGATCGGTCTTGCCGGTGCCCCAGTCGCCCTCAATCGAGAGAATCATGCGCTTCTTGATCTGGTCGGTGACCTCGACGAACCCGGCGGGCACGCCGTCGGGAGCGCGAGGCACAATCGATGTTGTGGTCTGAATCGTCATCTCTAAATCCATCCTTTCGAGCGGGCCAAGTTCACCACCATGGCCCACGTTTCTTCGCAGTCGCGGTCGGTGAAGTGAAACGTCCAAGCCTTGATCTGAGGTCCAGAGCCTTTCCAGTCCCCGACGATGAACCAGACCCGGAGCCGGGCCGTGCGCGTGCCGATGGCGTAGCAGTAGCACTTCATCTGCACCAGCCACGTCCAGAACTTGGTGTCGTCGATGGGATTGGAGCTGGAGAGATACGTTGCTTTGTACTCTTCGAGCGTGTAGTCGCTCGCGTCGATGGCGTCGGGCGACATGGCGATGCCGTCCCGGAAGACTTCGCCGGGCCGGAACAGCACGCCGTTGGATCTCTTGATGGAAGTCTCCCGGAGCACGGTCGCGATGAACGTCTCCCAGAGGAATCCCATCGAGAAGTAGAGCTGCCGGGTGGCGTTGTCGGTCGCGGGATAGCGCGGGCCGCCGGAGCGCACCAGATCCAGTTCCGAGAGAATCTGGGACAGGTGCAGCCCCGGCGAGCGCGTTCCACCGGCTTCGGAGAAGTCCTCCGCGGTGATCTCCATTGCCAGGGGTTCCCAGATCATTCCGGGTTCCCCTGCTTCTCGACTTTGCAGTTCAGGCAGCAACCGTCCGAGAAGCTCCAGCAGCACAACCCGATCATCTGACCGCAATCGGGACAGGCCGCCAGATCCTTCGCCCACTTGCCGCAGATGTTGCACACGCCGGTGGGCACCTCAGTCTCCGACGTACATCACTTGCGCGTTCTTGTCGTCGTAGAGGATCCCCTGATCGACCAGACTCCCGAGGTAGGAGTCCTGGATGATCAGGTTCATGATCTTGCTGCGGTCGGCGTCGTTGCCGGGGATGCGCTTCCACATCGCCGCGGTCAACTCCTTCTTCTCGAGCGCGTGGCCGGTGGTCTCCTTGAGAGCGCTGACCAGGGCCTGGGTGGTCTTGGCCGTGATCCCGGCGTCAGCGCCGAGCCCAGCCCCTTCCTGGCCGTTGGCCTTCTTCGCAGCGGCGGTGGCGGCCTTCTTCGGGGTTCCCTTCTCGTCCGGTTTCGAGAGGATCTTGCCGACCACGGCGAGCGTGCCCGCCTTCTTCTTGGTGCCGCGGATCTCGCGCTCCACCGTGGGCTCGTGCACGACGGTGACTCTTAAGCCCACCATCGAGCTGACGTCTTTCAGGAGCACCTCCTCGTCGAACCCGGCCCGGACCAAGGCCGTCAGGAACTGGAAGCAATTGCACTGGTCGTTGAGCGCGGTCGCGCTCGCGCCCTCGGCCTGCTGTAAACGCTTGCCGTCGGCGGAGGGCCGCAGGTTCTTCATGTCCCCGGCGGAATACCACTGGACGTGGGCTTCGTCGCCGCTCTTGAACTCGACCCCCAGCGCGGGCACGGCAACGGGCTGGGTGCCGTTGTAGTCCCACGCCCCGAACTTGGCGTCGGTGATGTCGTACTCGCCTTCGGTGATCATGCCGGTGCCGTGGTAGGCCTGACTCGGTCGGATATCGATATAGACAACTTCTCCCATTTCAATCTCCTTGTCGTTGTTGTTGTTTAGTGAGTTTGGGTAACGGTTCGGGCAGCGCAATCCGCCACGCCCGGTCGACCGCCTGGGCGAACCAGCGCGGGGCGAACTTCTGATACTTCTTCCAGAACCAGAGCCAGTGATCGTCGACGATCAGGATCTCGCACTGGTCGTCCGCCGAGCGCATCCCGCGACCGGCGGTCTGGACAATGGTCTGCATCGCGCAATAGCCGCCGTAGTCCTCGTCGGCCTTGTCGCGGGCTTTGGTGATCTTCGAGCGGTGGTCGGGGAACGGAATCTTGGCGATGATGGCGTACTCGCAATCCTCGTAGGGTAAGTCCCAGCCGGTGGTCAGCGACGGGCTCACCAGCACACACGGTGCGGACGCCTTTCGGAACTTCTCGACGATCTGGCGGGTGTTGGAGCCGTCGTTGAACAACATGATCGCGCGGTGCTCGGTGTGGGTCAGGATCAGCGACCGCTTCTCATACGACGTGGTGTGGATGATGCCTTTGCGGTCCAGACGCCGAGCGATGAGCTGGTCCATTCTGCGGACCCAGGTCCTCTGCTCGACGTCGGACCAATTGAACTGGGCGCGTACGGTGGGAACGTGTCGGATGGGGCGGCGCGAGGTGGGGAACGACGACCGGTACTCATGATACTCGAAATCGTCCGATCCGATACCGAGTAACTCGAGGGTCTTCTCCTTGACCGTGGCCGACACCAGCACGACGTGCGGGATGTCGAGAAACAGGAACCGCTCGGCGTAGGGCGCGGGCCACACCGGGGCCGCCTTCACCGACTTCGGGCGGCGCTCGATGATCCACGGGCCCTCCATGGTGGCGAGCACGCTGAGTTTGCCCGCCACGTTCCTCTTGAACGCGATCTCGCGCATGGTGGCGTGCGGGATGGAATCCCCCTGATCCACCATCGCGCGGATGTCGCGCTCCATGGCCTCGACATACCCATTGAGCGCGGGCGCGAGCTCCAGGGCCCACTTCTTCCAGGTGTCCGGGTCTTCACCCTCGGGAAGCTGGCCACCGCACGCGGTGTGGACGTCGTAGTCGCTGAGCTCGATCTCGAGCGCCTGGGCGAGCTCGTCGGGGGCGTCGTGGGCCTCGTCGAGCACCAGCATGTCGAATCGCCCGAGACCCTCCGAGTAGCGGTGCTGGTGGACCCAGTAGGTGTAGTTGGTCGAGACCAGCGGCGAGTCCTTCGCCCGCTTCACCGCGTCGAAGTAGTCGCAGCCGACCCGCCGTGCCGAGCACGGCGCACCGGCGTGGCAGGGTCCGGCGTCGCAGCGGTCGCCGGGACGAATGCCTTGACCGTAGTAGATCCCCGAGGGCAGCAGCGCCCGGCAGAGATAGTTCTGCTGGCCCCGGATATCGACCAGACCCGAGGACTGGAAGTCCTCCATGAGCTGGGACTGCAATCCCTTCGACGACGTCAGGAACGCCGTGCGATGGGATCCGAGCATGGCCGCTCCCACATACGTCGGCGTCTTGCCGAACCCGGTCGGTGCATTCAGCACTCTGAAGCGTTTGCCGCTATCGAGGATGTGACAGACGGCTTCGGCTTGACCGGGTCTCCAGGATGAGAACTTCTCGGGAAGTCCGAGATAGAAAGGATCGGGCAGCGGCGCTACCATGACACCCGTCCCCCCTGTCCCTTATGTGCACTTGTGCACATACACACTTCTACACTCGTACACATGTACACATGTACACATGCACACACTACACACGTACACACGTACACACTACACACGTACACACGGGCCGGAGGCGTACTTCTTACAGAAGACAGCTTCTGTGCACAATTGAACTGGGTGTTTTGGAGTGGAACTGTATAGAGAAGAGAATACATATAGGATGCCCTCACGACTCGTTGGCGTTGTCGGACTCCTCTTCGTGGTGTGCGCGGCTCGGTCGGATGTCGATGGTCGGGGGTGGCGGCGGCAGTTTCGACTTCGCCAGGAACTCGAGGTCGCCGAAACGCTTCGCCAGCTCCTCGGCCCAGATGCGGCCCCAGAACTCGGCACCGGGTAGGGTGTTCATCTCCGCGGCGCTCTGTTTCTCGCTCTCGAGCAGGGCGAGCACTTGCGACCATGCCTGATGTTCGCCCATTCGCTTGAGGACGGTGCCCACGTAGTCGAGGTGGGACATCACATGGTCCTGGGCCTCGTTGAACCACACCACGCGGGCGCTGCGCCGGACCAGCTCGCGCATGTCGGGGATGGATTGGTCGATGTTGCAGAGTTGACAGAGCAGCAGGTAGATCGCATAGCGGATCATGTCGCCCTCGCGCTGGAACGGGAACTGCTTGCTCGCGAAGACGTGGGATAGCCAGCCGTAGAGCTCGCCGGGAATGTTGCAGTAGACCCGGTGCGAGTTGCCGTCCTCGTCCTTGGCCGGGATGTAGAACTCTTCAAACGTGTGTTGCTTGCCGGGGTTCTTCCAACCCGGGTCGTCGATGTCGGGCATCATGAAACGTCGCGGACTCGAAGCCATAAAGGTTGCTCCTTCCGAGAGTGAAGTTGGGGTTGTTGGAAATACGTCGGGTGCTCGCGGGCGGCGCGAGGGGCGTGTCGTCGGACCGTCGTCGAACGTGTCGTCTGGAACACGGGACGTGAGGGAGAAAGCTACTCCCGGCGGACTACACCGTCAACAACAAGATGTGGGGTGTGGTGTGGAGTGTAGGCCCGATGGGTTTAGATCGGTTCCTCCGAGCATTCATACAGGATCCTCCGATATCTCTTCAAACCTTGATTCCCATGCTTCATACAACCGCTCGGTGGAGATATCGGTCGCCTGCCAATTGGCCGCCGGAACGCCGTATTCGACCCGGGAGGCCGCCTCGGTCTCGATCTGGGCACTCCAGTCGTGGGCGGCCCAGATCGCCATCAGCAGGGCACGCAGGCGGTCGTCGTGGGCACCGAAGGCGGCCTTGGCGGTCATCTTCAGGGGGTCCTGCTCGGCGTCGGTCATCTCCTCGATGAAGTGGCGCGAGTAGATCGTGATGCCGCCGCGGTTGATGTGGCGGCTACCGCGGATCCAGAGGTCGCGCACGCTCTTGGGCGAGGCGGTCCAACCTAAGGAGTTGGTCGGCTTGGTGGTGTAGGAGTCCAGGTACTTCCACACGAAGTGGTTGGTGTAGCCGTAGTGGTTGATCAGCTTGCGCAGGGTGAGAAGACCCGGGCCCGGGTAGACCTCGATGATACAGAGGCACTGCTCGTTCTCGTCGGTGCCGCAGTAGAGACGCCCGAGGGCGTTGGCGACGTCGGCGAGGTCTTCGGGGTCGATGGGGGCGGCGTATTCGCAGACTTGCACGTCGGGCTTGCCCTGGCGACCGACCCGGAGGATCTCGATGGCACCGTTGTCGGTCTTGAAGTCGTCCTGGGTACGCAGGGCGCGGTCCCAGGCGGTGATGCCGACGGTGGGGTCGATGCCCATGACGTAGGTGGCGCGGGACTGGGGCTCTTCGTACATCCAGACGATGCCGCGCGGGTCGCTGTCGAGCTCGGAGGCGGGGCGGCGTTCGAGGGTGTGGCGGGACTGGATGGTCCAGCCGCTGGGCTGGCGGGAGCTCATCGAGGGTTCCCCCCCGATCTGATAACCATCTCCGGCTCGGCGCTTCGCGCCTCGCCTCCGGTGGTGATCAGATCGCCCCCTCCACCAACGCCCCGGGGACTCAATCTTCGTCCTCGGCGGCAGCGCCCGGTTTCAGCCCTGCTTTGGTGAGTCGGCGGACGGCTTTCTGAAGAACTCGAGGATTAGTTTCTTCAACTCGGCCACGGAACGCCGGGGACGATGCCGCTCGCGCTCCTTCTGGTAGCTCTCGGTCAGGTGGTTGGAAGCCCAGGTCGCGAAGTCGTCCGGCGATGTCGGGGTCGCGGAGGAGTTGGGCGAAGTCGGCGTCTTGTCCGATGGTTTCATGTGTGAGTCCTTTCAGTCCTTCCATCAGTGTACTCGAAGACGGGGTCTTCTCGGTCAGGGACTTGATGAAGGACCAGATCGTCTCCTGGACCTCGGCGGTCGACCAGCCCATCTTCTGGGCCACCTGCCGGGTGCGGGCGTCGGTGGCGAGATAGTTGGCCCGATTGCCGAAGAAGTTGGCCTTCGCCTCACCGAGCTGCCCGAGCCACTTCTGCATCCAGGTGTCGTTGGTGGCGTAGTCCATCTCGCCGAGCAGATTGCGCCGGAAAGACTCGACCTTGTAGCCTGCTCCAGACTCCGGGTCGGTGAAATCGACCAGCGGCTTGCCCTGGAAGGCCTTGAGTGTGTTCGGGACGCGGGACGGGAAGGTCGCGCCGGGGACCTCCTCGAGGATCGCCCGGATCGAGGCCTCGTCCTGAGGCCGACCGGCGGCGACCCACTTGCCGAAGGTGTCGATAGCCATCTTCAGATTCCCGGCGACTTTCTGACGGGGCGACTGCGCCGCGAGCACGCCGGTGAAGGTCGGGGTGTCGTCGCCGAAGATCGACTTGATGGTCTGGCCGCTGTTCTTGTACCAGCCGCGCTTGGCGACACCGGCGCGGGCGGCGGCTTCCCATTCTTCGACCGAGGGGAGCTGCTGGAAGGCCTGGGCGATGGAGCGCTGGATGGTAGGTTTCAGGCTGTCGGCGACTTCGGGGCGCATGTACTGGCGCATGCGACCGAAGGCCCGCATCAGACCTTCCTTCTCGGCCAGGGCGGCGGCTTTCTGGGCACTGGCACCCATGGATTCACCGAGCGTCGACTCGATCATCGGGGTCGGACCCTCGAGCACCGGCATCGCGATGCCTTCCTTCATCGGCTCGCCGGTCTGGAAGCGGCCCTCGCCCCGGGACTGAGCGAGCCGGGACAAGAGGTTGTTCGGGGGCGCAGTCGTTCCGGGGATGGGGTGCTGGACGTCCATCGTCTGGTAGGCGTCGGGCGATTCGGCCCCGAACGGCTGCGCGCCGAGCGCGTGTTGGATGATCATGTGGCCGACGTCGCCCATCTGGCCGAGGACGCTTGAGGGATCCATCGGGTTGCCCGGAGCACCCATCAAGGGTTGAGGGTTGGGCCTCGCCGAGAGCGCGATGCGGGCCTGGGCCTCGCGGATCGCGGGGTCCATGAGGCTGCGGGTGGCGAGGTGCGGATTCACGGGCTGGCCGGTGACCGGATGCGCGACCATCGGCGGCGGGGCGGGCGTCATCATCGCCGGATCGGTCGAGCGCCAGGGCGCGGGGGTCTGTTGCTGCTGTTGCTGCTGCTGGAGCGCCAGGAGTAGCGCGGGGTCGAGCGGGCGACTCACCTCGAGATCCCCTTCTCTTTGCGGATCTTCACCAGCGCCTTGACGTTCTTCTTGTATTGGTCGATGTGCTCGCGGGCGTGGGGCAGGTTGTACTTGTTGGAGGCGACCAGCTGCTTCTCCATG